GTATGTCTCAGGCGAAATACCCTGCTGATCGTTTTGCGCACGCTGCACCGAATCAAGCTCAGGAGACTTAGGCGCTCCAAGATCAATGTCCCGATAAACGCCAAGGATCTGCAGGCGCTTAACCGTAGATGGGCGCATATAAACACGATGCGTGATTCGCTTGGCCGTTGTTAAGTCAGTGGCCGCATTGTTCACGATCAGGTCATCAGCATCGACCGTCTCAGACACAGGCCGATTGCGGAGCGGGCAGAAATAAACCTTCTTAAATGCCGTGCCGCCAAAGCCCAGCATCATCAGCATGCGGTCTGTGTCGGGGTAGTACTCTGTGGCCACGCCCGTAAGGTAGTGGTTTAAGTCCTTCTCTAAGGCATTTGCCGTAGCGTCATGTTCGACTGTCGCGCCAACGGCGTCATTGCGGATCTTAACAGGACCATCAGTCGGCAGAAGCTCAGAACGGGCATTGGCTTGGAAGCGTAGGCAGGCCTCCAGCAGGAGCGGATGCCGCACCTTAGACATGCCTTCAACAGGAGCGCCATCAGCCGCACCAGCAAGGCCGGGGATCTCAATCTTCAGGCCAAGCAGCTTGATGCCCTGAGCGCGGTCCTCAATCCATTCCCTGCGGCTGTCGATATCGTCCTGAATGCCACGCATAAGGTCATCAGAGATGCGCTGAAGCTCACCCTGATCGATATCGTCCACAAGGTTAGAAAACCATGTTCTGGCGCGCTCTGCCTCTGATTTCTCTATGGGACGGCCATCAAGACTAATGCTGACAGAACCATCAGGATGCTCAATCCGTAGGATATTGCCGCTATCGTCAGTCTCATAGCCCGGCTTGCCTTCTTCAATCTCTACTTGAACATCATCTGGCGCGCCTGCCATGGAAGGCTCATCGCCTAATAATCGCAAATTCTGTGGGACAAGACCGGGTGTCGGCATAGTCAATCCTTTGATCCGAAAAGCTTTTCCATCTCTTCAACGAAAAGACGAATGCCCTCTTGTGCCGCGATATTATCATCTTTGGCATCTATTTGGTAGAAGCGGGTATAGTCATGGGGTGATCGACCCCAAACCTCTACGCGGAATACGCCGGGATTGCCCTTCTCAGGCTCCCTAATAACATCGACAAAGGCATTCGCTAGAACACGCTGCATGGCATTCACCAGAGATATGATATTGAAGGTAGAGATAACCTTATATCACATAGATGGCTTGGGTGATCTAATCTTCAGCCTTCTTGCTCTCCCGCTCTTCATAATGAAGGATGCGGTGGCAATTGGCACATAGCACATCACACTTTTCGATCTCTCTTACAATGCGCTTCCATGAATGCGTCAACATAGAGCTAATTGAATTGTCTTTCTTAGACGGGTCCCGATGGTGAAACTCCATCACGCGATGATCATCAATCCCGCATTGCTGGCACTTCAAGCCGCCTCTGTATTCGTCTAGCTTCTTTCTATTATTAATCCTGACTTCATATTTTCTCTTGCTGTAGCACTTCACGCATAACCAGCGCCGATATTGAACACCATTTGATCTGCCTGCATTTGCAAACTCAGATAGGCGTTTACTCTGATTACAGTGCCTGCAAGTTCTAAAGTGTTCTGTCATACCGCATATAATGGCTGTGGTGGCGCGCCAGAGAATTGCATCTTGTCATCAAGCTCAGCCGTGTATTCTTCGCCACGGACCAAGAGGCCAAGCTCACGCAAATGCCTTAAGCCCATACTAACCGTATCGACCAAGTCATCATGCTTAGCCTTCGGGAAGGCAGAGCATTGCGTGATTACCTGTTCAGCCCACGCCCTGTCTGGCGCGTAGATCAGGCCTTCAGCAAACAGATGCTGAATAGAGTACAGCCGTGCGACCTTGTCCTGTCCCTTCGGGTCAACAAGCTGAACACTAAAGTCTTCAATATTAAATAAACGACGAAGCTCCTGCGCAACGCTGTGTCCTGCAGCCTTGTTTTCAATCAGAAGCTTATCAACCTTGAATTGCTTCATTGTGGTTTGGACACGCTGCACTAAGTCATGCAACTCTAATCGATCCTGCCACGCATAAAGCAAAATAACTTTGGGATGCTCTTCGGTATATGTGCGGCTCAACTCCACAAGAGATTCGCCGTCCTTATCGTTCGATATCTGGCGCGTAACCTGAGCCGTACCATCGCCACCAGAGAAGACACCCCAGACCGTCATGGCTGACATGTCGTTCTCTTGCTTGGTCGTGTATGCCGTATCTAATGCGGCAATGATGTAATCAGCACCGGGCAGGATATCCCGCTCCCACAATTGCCACCAATCGCGCTTGATTATACCGCCGCCTTTCGGCTCCGGCCTTTGCTGAAGCTGCCCTGCAGCCGTCCACGGGCCCATTTGCCTTTCAAGCAACGCAACTTCACGCTCTCCAAACCGCTCAGGCCACAACAGCGCGCCTTCACGCTTCTCCAACTCCAGTGCCGCCTCAAAGTCCCGCGCGTAGCGGGAACCGTCATCCCCAACAAGTACCAGTGGCTCACCGTCTTCATCTAAACCTCTAGGATCTTGCCAGCCAATTGATGTGTAGGAATGTCTGTTCCACTCATAACGCATCGGCAGGCAGAGATGCGTCCAGTCGCCTATGTCCTTCTCTAGAACATATCCTGTAACGTCTTGCTCTGACAGACGCTGTTGCACGATAACAAACGCGCCAGATTTGGGGTCGTTCAAACGTGTACTCAGCGCGCCATCCCACCATTCAATCGTCTCTTGGATCTTGGCTTCGCTATTAGCGTCCTGAGCGTTGTTGGGATCGTCCACCACAATGATGTTGCCGCCTTCACCCGTCAGAGATGATCCAACTGACGTAGATAGGCGCGACCCGCCCTTGTCCGTATCAAAGCGGGTTTTGGTGTTCTGATCGCCCATCAAAGAATAACGATCACCCCACAAGCGCTGATATAGCGGATCTTCAATCACGCGGCGGCAGGCTGTCGAATCACGCAACGCAAGGTCGCGGCCATGGGATGCGAACAAAAACTGAACACCCGGACCAGATGTCGGGCTATTGAATGGCTGCGCCCATGTCCATGCAGGAAACGCAACAGAGCAGAGCGAAGACTTAGAGCAGCGCGGCGGAATGTTGATAATCAGGCGCTTGATGTCACCATCGACAACTGCTTGCAGATGCTCTGCCACAGCCTCAATCGGCCAGCCCTCCGTAAAGGGTGCAGAGCTAATGGGACGCCACATGGTGCGTAAAAACTCATAGAGGCTGTCTTCGCACTCAGTACGGATTATGTCATCCCACTGCTTATCTAAATCAATAAATTTGCCGTCTACTTCGATATATCGCATGGCGCGCTATCGATCTCTATACAGGCAAAGATATCTCTCACCAGTCTCAGTATCTTCACGGCACTCAAGCATAAGGCTCTTCTTAGCCTCTGGGCCTTCCACAAACACTAAGTCGCCTTCTGGATCCTCATAGGCATAGCCGTAAGTCTCATCCATCTCTGGACGCCTGAGCCAGCCATATGTCCAGTGCCAGCCGACACTAATCCTTTTGTCGGACTTTGGATCGTTCTGCTGCACGCTGCTTTCTCCAGAAGTGGCGCTTGATCCACTTGCGAATACCGGGCCGCTGAAAGCCCTTAAGGTACTTGCGCCAGCCAGTGAAGGCATCACTTTCCGCACCGTCTAGCTTCCCCCGTGTGCCCATCATTGCTCTGATCTCCGCGCCATGTGGCTATCATGCGGGGATTATTCAACACAATCCACGCTTACGCCAGCCTCTAGGAACATCATAGCAGCATGCTGGAAGCTATCAGCCCAGCGCGGCACATCATTGCTTGCCTTGTAAACAACACGCTTGATGCCGGACTGAACAATGATTGCAGCGCAATTGGCACAGGGATGCAGTGGCGACACATAAAGCGTGTAGCCATCCACCGCACGTCCTGCGGTGATTATCGCATTAACCTCCGCATGGATCGTGCGCATTAGCTTGACGGCGCGATCTTCATAGAACGGCGCAGCATCATTGCACCCGCGCGGGAAGCCATTGTAGCCCATCGACACAATGCGCTTCTTATCATCTACGATGCAGGCACCAACCTTGGTGGATGGGTCTTTACTGCGCTGCGCTATTTCGTCGCACAAGTTAAGGAATGTTTTATCCCATGCAATCATGGCCGCGCCCAATAAACCAACAGCCATGTGCGGAACACAATTGACATAACCAACGGGAACAACCAGTCAGCCAATGGCACGCCAATGAAGTATGCAACAGCTCCTAAAACACTCAGAGCAAATGCGCAGAACCTAATAATCGTTTCAATCATAGTTCACCTTTGTTTCTGGAGCGGGGAATGGGGATCGAACCCACGACATTCAGTTTGGAAGACTGACGCTCTACCACTGAGCTACCCCCGCAAAACTTTACCGCTGATAATAATGCCAACCGGCTTCCATTTTTTCTGCCGCTTCAAGCTTGTCATCACTGTCGCCTAGAACGCAGGCCCATCGCGCCACGCGAATAGCGATGCAAAATATCAGGTACCTCATTCACTTCCCCCCCCCAAGCGCGGCGCGGGGAACAAGCCGCAACCTATCCTTTGTTGGATCATCAAAATACGGAAGCGTTGGCCGTGTCGTAAATTGGCATTCAACAATCCCGTCTTTTATATGGCGCGAAATAGGAACGCGAAACCGAAACATGATTGTTTCGTCTATTTCGTTATCCATAATCCCGCGCACTACTTCGTATTCAAGCTCTTCTAAAATGCGCTCAATCCGCTTTAGGCGGTAATTGGCATCAGTCATCACTTCCCCTCCCCAAGCGCGGCGCGGGCGATCAACGCCCATGGGCCAGCCTTTAACAAATTGACGCCGCCTTCCAATTTTACAATCTCTGCATCACCTTCAACTATCATGGCTAATGCTTTACGCAGCCGATCTATTTCGTCGGCGGCTTCCTGTCGTGTTTTCCAGTCGCAATTACAATCCCCTTCGCGGCAATCAAGTGCTTCTTCGTCTGTTGCATCGCAGGGCGCTCTCTCTTGGCCGCGCAGACGTTTAACAA